CACACAAGGGACGGATACAGGCACATTGGCCTGGACCTCTCGTACAAGTTTCACGTCAACCGCGAAAACCGCGCGATTTTCGTCTGCTTCCAGGGTTCCAACGGGCTGCGCGACTGGAAGAACAACCTTCTGGCCGTCCCGTCCCGCGCGGCGGAGCCGTACAGGGGGTGCGGCTGGAAGGTCCACGGCGGCTTTGCCGGGGTGTGGCGTTCCGGAAACGACGCGGTAATCCGGGAGGCCCGGGAGCTTTGGGAAAAGTACAGCCGCAGCCGTCCCCTTCCGGGCGGCGAACACGGCGCGTACCAAGTTGTGTTCTGCGGTTTCAGCCACGGCGCGGCGCTCGCCCAGCTCGCGGCGGAGGACTGCGGCTCCCGCTTCGGCGGAGTTTACGACTGCGTATGTTTCGGTTCCCCCAAACTGGCGTGGGGAACGCGGGCTTTGACGCACCTGCAAAGGTCGATAAGGCTCACCAACTGGATCAACAGGGCGGACCTGATAACCGCCCTCCCGTTCAGGGCGCTCGGCTACAGGCACGTCCGCGAGGACTTCGTGAACGTGCGGCGCATCCCGCTTCTGTCGAGCCTTCGCGTGTTCAAGCACCACCAGGTCTACGACCGGAAGGAGATATATCCGTGACGAAAATAGCGATATCGAGCGGCCACGGGCTGAAGGTGCCGGGGGCCGTCGGCATTCTGGAGGAGGTGGCGGAGGCCCGCCGCGTCGTCAAAAGGGTCGCCAAGTATCTGAGGGACATGGGCGTGACGGTCGCGGAATTCCACGACGACACAAGCACGGCTCAGGGTCAGAACCTCGGCACCATAGTCGACTGGCACAACCGACGGGAACGCGACCTGGACGTGTCGGTGCACTTCAACGCCTTCACGGCCACGCACGGCCCCAGGGGAACCGAGACGCTTTACCGTTCCGAAAGGGAAGCGGCGGCGGCGGTTTCGGCGGCGACGGCCCTGGCCGGCGGGTTCAGGGACAGGGGGGCGAAAAAGCGGACCGACCTGGCTTTCCTGAACCGCACGGACAAACCCGCGATACTGATCGAGGTGTGCTTCGTGGATTCCGCCGCGGACGCGATGCTGTACGGGGAAAACTTCGACGCGATATGCCGGGCGATCGCCGACGCGCTGGCGGGGGCGGGATGATTGCGCGGGAGGCGAAGGAAACCGTCCCCGCGCGATCCCCGCCAGGGCTGGCTGTTCTGCCCCGACCTCGGCGCGTGTCCGTCCTCGTGCCTTCCCGATCAGCAGGAGTGGTGCCGTCTGCAGCAGGCGTTCATGATCGAGACCGACGCGAGGCGAAGGGACGCGCTGATATGGGACTTCGTAACGTCCTTCCGGGACCTGATGCGGAACATGATCAGGAAACGGCTGAGGGACTGGGGCCGCCGCGTGGAGACGGAGGACGTGATGTGTCACATGAACCTGCTGCTTTACCGCAGGTTCAAGAAAGCCGCCGACAAAGGCGCGTACCGCAAGAAGGTGAAGCTGAAAGGCTACGTCAACGCGTGCCTGGGCGGGGAGATAATCCGGCTTTCCCGCATCAACGGGATCGACGTATCGCTGGACGAGATGCGGGAACGCCGGCGCGGGGGGAAAGATGAGGGCTAAAATATGCCGGGAACCCGGATGCGGCGCACTGGTGCCCGTTTCGGAAGCCTACTGCGCCGGGCACCGGAAACCGGAGAGAAAGCCCTTCGGGAAGGCCGTGCGATACAACGCGGAGTTCTACAACACGGCAAGATGGCGGAACCTTCGCAAACGCGTGCTGGCGGCCATTCCGCACTGCGTAAGATGCGGCGCGTCCGGGGCCGGGGTTACGCTGGAGGTTCACCACGTTACGCCGCCGCGCGGAAACGAGGGGCTGTTCTTCGACGAGGGGAACCTGGTTCCGGTGTGCCGGCGGTGCCACGGCGCGATCACGGGGCGCGAGACGGCGGCGCGGGGCCGCGACCGGTAGCCCCCGGCTCGCGGCGGGCCGAAATCGATGTATCACCCGTCACTCCCCTTTCCGGTGTACGCCGGCATTTTGCCGCCTTTTTCGCCGCCGGTTTGCCGCCGGGATTTCCCGACCCCGCTTCGCCCCAAAACCGCCCCCGGCGGCCCCGATTTCGGCGGTCGTGTCTGGATATCCCCGGATTCCGCCGATATCGGCCCGGCCGGGCCCGCTGCGGCCTCAAAACGCCCCCGGCCGGCTCAAAACCGGAATCGGCCCCCGGTACCGGCGGCCCAAAACCCGCTCCCCGCGACTGCGGCCCGCCCGTATCGGCCTCCGCCGGCCTGCGGCGGCAATCGCCCGGCGGCCCGCGTCGGCCCGCGCGGCCCCGGCTCCGGCCCGGCCCGCCGCCGCCGGCCCAAGCCGCCGCCGCCTTTTCGCCCGAATTCGCGAATTTCGCCGGCCTGGCCGCCCGAAAAATCACTAATAGGGTATGGGGAGAGGCGGACACAACAGAAAAACGCTGGCACAGCACGTAAAGGACGGCACGTACAGGGCCGACCGGCACGGGCACTACGTGGAATCGGACGAGGCCACGCTCGACGAGATGAAGGGCGAGATGTACAAATCTTTCAAGGCAATAACGAAGGAGCTGAACGGCATAAGCATGACGGAGGACGCGATGACGTACAAGACGCTCAGCGACATAAGAACCGCGCTTATAAAGGCGTTCCACGCCGTGGCCAAAATGCCGGTTGAGGACAAAAAGACGGAGAGGAAAGCGGATGGGTACGGCTTCAAGGAGTAGGCACCACGAGGAGGTCCTGCGGTACTGCCGGGACATAGCCGGCGGCGCAATCCCCGCCGGAGTCTACGCGAAAAAGGCCGCCGGGCGGTTCCTTTCCGACCTGCGCCGGCAGAGGGACCGCGACTTTATCTACGAACTGCGCCCGGAGACGGCGGACAGGGCCATAGACTTCGCGGAACGGCTCAAGATCCCCGACCTCGGCGGGAAGCGGCTGGAACTGCTCCCCTGGCACAAGTTCGTCTACTACAACCTTCACGGCTGGACGCACAAGGACAACGGGGAAAAGAGGCGGTTCAGATCGGGCTACGTGGAGGTGGCCCGGAAGAACAGCAAGACAACGTCGCTGCTGTTCCCGCTCATCCTGTACGACTACAAGAACACCAACGCGGCGGAGGCGTTTTTCGTGTCCAAGGACGAAAAGCAGTCCTCCAAAACCTACCGGGAACTTACCAACATATACCTCGAGTCGTTCAACCGGGCCAACGGGGAAACGATAACCGAGAACTACGGCATAAGGAACAGGGAAAACGGCTTCATAAACTTCTTCAGCAGCGAGACGCGGGGAACGGACGGCTACAAAAATTCATGCTCGGTGGTGGACGAGTTCCACCACTACGACAGCGACAAAATAGTGACGGCGTTCAAGTACGGCGGGCGGGCGCGTGAGAACTGCCTTGTCCTGATAATCACGTCGGCGGGCACGAACATAGCCGGGCCGTGCTACGCGGAGAACGAGAAGGCCCGAAAGGTGCTGAACGGGCTTCTGACCGACGACACGTACTTCACGGTAATCTACGCCTACGACGACGGCGACGACTGGAAGGACCCGGCCAACCTGATCAAGGCGAACCCGTCGCTGGGGACGATACTGCGGCCGGAGATTCTGGGAAACGACCTGAACGACGCGCTGATCACTCCGAGCCACCGTGCCGATTTCATGGCCAAGACGTGCGGCATATGGCAGAACGCAGCGTCCAACTGGATTCCGATGCGGAAATGGGACACGGAAACCCGAAACAGGCCGGCTGACACAGCCGGGTTCGAGGGGCGGCAGTGCTGCGCCGGCCTGGACCTAAGCACCACGACGGATTTCACCGCGTACACCCTGTGCTTCGAAAGGGACGGGCTGTACCATTTCTTTCACAGGTTCTACATTCCGGAGGAAACGGCGGGCGAGAGGTACAGGGTCGAGAACATAAACATAGGCGACTGGATTGACAGGGGCGTAGTGAAGGCCACCCCGGGGCCCGTGGTGGACTACGGTTTCATCAAGGCCGACATCCTGGCCGACGCGGAAAGGTTCAGGATACTGGAGCTTGCCTATGACGGGTGGCAGGGCAAACACATAATCGACGACCTTGAGGACGGAATGCCGCGCACGGTGATGCTGGCGTATCCCCAGGACATGAAACAGATATCGCCCCCCACAAAGCAGTACGAGCGGCTAATCTACGAGGACAGAATCGTCGATCCCAACCCCTGCATGAAGTGGATGGTGTCCAACGCGGTAGTGAAGCCCGACCCGAACAACAACTACAAGGTGATGAAAAAGTACAAAAGCTCGACCCAAAGGGTGGACGGCGTGATTTCGTCGATAATGGCGGCGGACAGGTGCGCGGCGAACGCCGGCGGCGGCGGAAACGGCAGCGTCGAGGACATACTGCGGCTGTTCGACTAGCCAAAATCACTAATACGTAAGGGGCAGATTGGAAGATGGGAATATTAGACAGATTCAGGCGGGAAAAACGGACGGCGAACAACATGGGCGCGTTCTTCACGGAGGCGGTGCCGGGGGTCGGTACCGGCAGGGACCCCACGTCGTGGGCGGCGGTCGAAATGATAGCGTCGTCGATGGGGAACCTTGCGGGGGCCTTCCACGACAGGGTTACGAAGCGGTCCGCGGACGATCACCCGGTCAGCGGCCTTTTGAACCGCCCCAACGCGGACGAAACCAGGTTCCAGTTTTTCCACGCAAGCGTCACCGACTACTTCTACAGGGGAAACGTCTACTGGTACAAGTGGGACAACGGCGAAGGGGAAACGGTCGCGCTGTACCGCATCGACCCGAACAGGGTTACGGTGAAACGGGACGGGTTCAACCGGAAGGTGTTCACCCTGGACGGCAGGGAGTATTACGGCAACAAGATACTGCACATACCGTCGCGCCACGGCTACGACGGACTGAAGGGCAGGTCCGTTTTCACCGAGTGCGGACACATATTCAGGCTCTCGGCGGAACTCGACGACTTTGTGAACAGCTCCTTCAACAACGGCGTGGGCAACCGCCTGGTTATCGACATAACCAGGCACCTTCCCGACGCGGGCGAGGACGACATACGGCGGATAAAGGAAATGTTCACACGGAACTACGCCGGCGTTAGGAACGCCGGAAAACCCCTCATCAAATCAAACAAAATAGAGTACTCCAACGTCGAGACGAAAGCGCCGACAAACCAGGCGCAGCAGCTTCTGGAAAACAGGCAGCACCAGGAAAGGGAGGTCGCAAAACTTTTCGGCATTCCGCTTTCCCTGCTTAACGGCACGGAAACGGCCCACGTCGAGAGCCTGTATATCCTTTACATAGAGGGGGCCATCCGGCCAATCGCCACGCAGTTCGAGCAGTCGATAAACGGGCTTCTCCCCAGGCACCAGAGGGGCCGGCTTTACTACGAGTTTTCCTACAACTCGCTCATGAAAACTTCCCTGACGACAAGGATAAACAGCTACGCGCGGCAGCTTACGAACGCGGTGCTTACGCCCAACGAAATACGCAGAAAGGAAAATCTGCCGGAAGTCGAGGCCGGGGACTTCCTCTTTCTCCCGTCCAACCTCATGCCGCTGACGGAGGACAACGTAAACGCCTACATGGCGGGGGCAAAGCTGAAACTGGAACAGATGAACACGGACAGTCCCGGCACAAACGGGAATCACAGCAATCTAGGCGACGACAAGGGGGCATAGCATGGAACTGGGAGCGGAGGCTTTGGTAGCGGCCCTGGCGGCGACGGGCGGATTCGCAATAACGGTAATCACGTTCGTATGGAGGACGGCAATGATGGCGGCAAGGATACAAAGGGTGGAGGACACGGCGAAGCTGGCCCACGAAAGAATCGACAAGTACTCGGGGAAGAGCGAAAACTCCATAGACGAGCTCCGGCAGCAGATACTTACCGTCATTCAGGTTCAGACCCGCATCGAGGAGAAGGTGAGCTTTCTCATAGAGGCCAGGGCGAAAAATCACTAATCGGGTAAGGGGACGTTAGCCGAATGCTGTTCAGATTTTTGATGCGAAGGGATTTCACCGAAAACTGGGAGGCCGCAAACCCGGTGCTTAAACGGGGCGAGTTCGGCGTGGAGCTTTGCGACGAAGGGTACCGGCTTAAGATAGGGGACGGCGTTTCGGAGTGGAAGGACCTGCCGTACGCCGCCGTCACGGTACGGGATTTCGAAAGCCACCTTGCCGACCCGTCCGCCCACGGGATTGACTCCATGGCCGGCGAGATAGGCGGGATCAAAACCGGGGTGGAAGCCCTGTTCGACAGTCTCGACGCGGATTTGGGTTCGGTAAAAAACAGGGTGGGCGGCCTTGAGCGCGGGATCGGTGAGACGAACGAAAGGCTGGAATCGCTGACCGGCACC